ATCATGGCCAGCCTGCCGCCCGGCCTTTCGGATGTAGTCACGGGCGACACCCCGAAGGGCCAGCGCGACGACATCTTGCGGCGGTTCAAGGCGCAGGAGATTAAGTATCTGGTGAACGTGTCGGTGCTGACGACCGGGTTTGATGCCAGCCACGTCGATCTGATCGCCATCCTTCGCAAGACCGAAAGCGTTGGGCTGCTGCAACAGATCATCGGGCGCGGGCTTCGCCTGCATCCCGGCAAGGCCGACTGCTTGGTGCTGGATTACACCACGAACCTTGAGGACCACTGCCCAGACGGCGATCTGTTCGCGCCGGTGGTGAAGGCGGGCAAGGCTGGTGGTGGCGGCGGCGGGATGACGTGCGTCTGCCCGGCCTGCGAATACGAAAACACATTCACCGCAAGCCCGCAGTATTTGGACTATCAGAAAGACGATGCGGGCTATATTTTGGATTTGGACGGGCGGCAGGTTATGTCCGACTTTGGTCCCATCCCCGGCCACCACGGTCGGCGCTGCATGGGGCTGGTGCAGGCTGGCAAGCGCGGAGAATACGAGCGGTGCGGGTATCGTTGGACGTTTAAGGAATGCCCGCATTGCGCCGCAGAGAACGATATCGCGGCCCGGTATTGCGTGATGTGTAAGGGCGAGATCGTTGACCCCAACGAGAAGCTGGTTGCAGATTTTAAGGCGCTGAAGAAAGACCCAACGCAGGTGCAGACGGATAGGGTTCTGAGCATGTCCTGCGCGCCGGGCATCAGCCGGAACGGCAACCGCACAATGCGCGTCGAATGGGTCACGCCATATAGGCAGTTTGCGACGTGGTTCATGCCGGATGCGCCGCATGTGCGCGGGCAGGCGGCTTGGCAAGCGTTTGAGGCTGTGACGCGCGGAGGTGAGGTCGCACCGTCAACCGTAACCTATGCCAAGAACGCGGAGACGGGTTTTTTCGACATCAAGGCTTACAACCGGCCAGCCGATGAAGTGCCAGAGGCAAAGCCAGAACCCGAATGGAACCCTTTTGAAGAGGCAGATCAACATGCGGCTCAGTGACTTCCAAGACATCGCCCGGCTCGGCGTGGTAACCTTTGGCGATCTGGACTACCGCGGCAAGTGCGCAACCGAGGCGCAAGAGCAGATCACCTTCTTTGGCCGCTTACGGCGCGAGTATGGGGCGACATGGGGCGCGCTGGCCATCCACCCGCGAAACGAGGGTTTGCGCGCTGGTGGTCAGCTTGGCGCGATTGCGAGGCATAAGGCCGAGGGCATGGTGTCGGGCGCTGCCGACATCATCATTCCGGGGCGGGTGACGTTTGTCTGCGAGTTAAAGCGCCGCGACCCAACGCAAGGGCGCTGGCAGGACGGGCAACGCGAGTATCTTGAGGCGGCTGCGAATGCCGGTGCGTTTGCCTGCGTGGCGCTGGGCTGTGACGCTGCTTGGCAGGCCTTGCAGGCTTGGATCGCGGCAAGCGACTAGGCCAGCTTGCGACCATAAAAGGCTTCCAGTTCGGAAAGGCGCTTTTGAATGTCAGAGCGGGCGGCCTCATCAAGCCGCCCTTCTTTGTGCAGTTGCAGCATATAGCCTTTAAGTTCAGTCACGCCAATGATGGTGGCGACCTTTTGCGCGTGCGAAGGTTCCTGCCCGCCCGCCGAAGCGCGCAGGCATTCCCATTCGGCTTTTGATCGTTCAACCTTCACCCGTCGCAATCTCGCCGCCGCAGGCCAGATAGCCGCAGCCGTCCACCCAATTGTCGGCGTGTCCTGGGTTGGCCTTGGCGCGTGCCAGCTTCATCAGGGTCATCATGATGGCAACATCTTCCGGACCGATGCCGGCGTCGAGGTGCGCAGACCAGTAACACGCGATCAGGCCGAAGTTGCTTTCGGCGTCACCGTGCGTGTCGGCACGGTCTTTGGTGACGTACTCTTTGGCGGTGTCGAGGATTTCGCTGCGGTTCATTTCGCGCTCCATTGGTCTGCTGCAATATCGCCGCCCGTCAGTCGCTCAATTCGTTCTGCGACGTGAGGCTTAGGCGCGCGTTTGCCGTTGATGATCTTGCTGATGACGTCCTTGCTGACGGGAATCAGCGCCCCGAAAGCCCCTGCCTTCATGCCTCTGGCTGTGAGCCAGGCCGCGAGCAGGGCGTGCGTTGGTAAGTTCATTGCGGTCTCCTTTCTGCCCCGAGATATGATGGCAAAAAATATTCGTGTCAAGTGGCGATTTTTCGCTTGCACGCGGTGTAGCAGGCTGTATGGTGGGGATACGAACTAGCAAACAAGGATGACCCAGATGGCCGCCCAGAACTTCGCCCAGATCTCCAAAGTCGCCAACGACCTTCCCTTCGGTCGCCTTGATGACCTCGCCGACCGCGTCAAGTACATGGTCTACTGCGCCGAGTTGAACGCGCATGAGACGATCCACGTGGACAAGGCTGCCAGCGAGGATGACTTCGATGCCCTCGCTCTCGCGTCGCTGGAGAGCAACCTCTGCTTCTGCGAAGACCATGATGTCTGCAAGTGGTTCGCTGAGAACGACGTTGCATTCTGATCTAACTAGCAAACAAGGATGAACAAGATGACGATGAAACTCACAAGCAGCACGGGAAGCGAGACGACGGTGATGATCGTTCGCGAGACCGCAAAGGCCATTCTGGTAAAAGGCAACGCCAGCGAAGCTTGGTTCCCGAAGCGCGCCATCGATGCTGATGGACGGATCGCAGATTGGTTCCAGTTTGATCTGGTCCATTCGTTCTTGTTCCACGCACCTTATCGGCCCGCCGTATGACCGACCTAGAACTCGAACTCAACAGGCTGGGCGTCATCGCCCAGCCAGCACCCCGCCCCACAGCCAGCAGCCTACGCGCCGCCACAGTGGAAACCAACTTACCAAGGCGAAGAGCCGCCGTTTTAATAGGAGACTAGCATGACCAACATCACCATCACCATCACGCTGGAGCAGGCGCGGCTTGCACTTCAGTGCATCGAGGCCAGCATTGCAGCAAGCGAAGATAGCTATTTCTCCGACATGCTTGAAATTAGCTTCACATTGCGCCGCGCCGAGTTGGCCCAGCGCCTGACATCTGCCATCAACGCCAACAAGGAAATCAAATAATGCGTATCAGAGACATCCTCGCCGACCTGATCGGCATCTTCTGCCTCTTCGGCCTGCTTTACGCTGGCTTCATGTTCGGCCTCGGGATGGGGTGGTAATCATGGCAGTCAGACTTGGAGCAATGGACACGCACATCGTGCTGACCGCGCTGTGGGACTATCGCGAGACACTGACAAATATTCCCGGAGACCAGCCGACACCGCACATTCAGGTCAGAGACAAGATCGAGCGCGTGGACCGACTTATCAAGCACTACAGGAAATCATACTTCGCCTTGGACAGATTGGGGATCAACTGATGACCGAAGCAGACAAACTCCGCGAGTACATCGCCCACAAGCAGGCACAGATCGACGACCTCATGAAAAAGCACGGCCAAGGCGTTAGGCCGGGGTGGGTCAGCGAAGAAATCATGATGCTGACCTTTTACAAGCAAGACGCCGAAGACCAACTCAAGCAACTGGAAAAGAACAATGCAACAGACCATTCTACTAACTAACCAACTGGCCACAGGATCGGCCTTTGCGCTGACCCAGAACAACGAGAACGTGTTTATCCCGTCGAAAGTCATGCTCGAAAAAGGCGTGCGTGTCGGTCAGCAGGTGCAGGCCATCGTCGTGCCGAACATGACGCGGCCAGACCGCACGCCTTGGCTGGCTGTAAGCATCTTGGACGCAGCACCTGCGCCGCAAGAAGACGCACTGGCCGAGATGATCTTGGACCTAATCGAAAGCGATGGCCGTGGCACCGTCGAGGAAATCGCGACATCGCTGAACATGGCCGACGCCAAGATTTCCGCCAAGCTGTCTGAGTTGGCATCGTCGGGACATGTTGTGCGGCTTGTCTGCTACGACCTGCCGGAGGAGGACGCATGATGTTCTGGAACAGAGAACCGAAGACCATGCCTGTGCGTGACGTGCAGGCCGAGGCGGTTGCGGCGATCATACAGGGGTCGGCTGTGCTGCCGTCTCGTCGTTTGACAGGGGCGATCTTCACTGCCCTGCTCGACAACCCCGGGATCAGCGTGGCGGAGCTCGACGATCTAGCCAACAAGATTTCGCGGCTGGCTTGGAACAGGGGGCGGAAATGAGAGACTTCTGGATAACCGTGCCGCTGGCGGGCATCGCCTGCCTTGCGTTCTTTATCTACGGCATCGGTCATCTGATCCTTGCCGACTCGGAGCGAGGTCAGGCGCGGTATGAGCAGTGCATCGCCGCCGACAAGCAGTGGGTGCAGGGGAGTTGTGTGAAATGACTGACGACAAGGAACTGATCGCACGGCTGCGGGGTGCCTGCTACTTGGCCTTTGATGACGGGACCAATGACTTCGGAACAGCACCCGAAGCCGCCGACCGCATCGAAGCCCTGACCAAGGAGCGGAATGCGCTTCGGTCTGCACTAAACCGCATTCGCCCTATCCCAGAAAGAATTTTGCGCGGCATTCCTGTTCGCGATTTAGCAGAAACACTGGCAGAAGCTGACAGCGCGTTGATCAAAGGAGAGAGCCATGAGTGACCAAACATGCTGTGGCGCTTGCGGCTATCCAGTACATGCGACCAAAGAAATGGCTTGCGATTGGTGCCGCAAATCCGCCGCCCGCATCGAGGCTCTGACTGACAAGCTGGCGAAGGCGCTGGGGATCGGCAACAAAATGGCGAAGTCGATTGAGGGAAATTACTACATCCCCGGCGTGGTTAAGGAATGGCGCGCCACCATCTCAGACCTGAAGCAAGAGGGAAGCAAGACATGACTGACGCAGAACTGATTGCACGGCTGCGGGAGGGTGCAACGTGGGACGATGACGTTGCCGCCGCCGACCGCATCGAAGCCCTGACGGCCAAGGTCAAACTTATGGACGATCTCGACGTTATCAACGGGGAGAAGATCGAAGCCCTGACCAAGGAGCGGGATGAAGCCATGCAGTTGCTCCAAACGCTGTCCAATATGAACGGCGATCTGTCTCGTGACATGTATAAGACAAAGCTACTGCTGGCGAAGGCGGTGGAGGCTTTGGGCAGCATCGAACTTTACGGGTCTGATACTTTGTCGGGCCGAACAGACGGGCCAGCTGACGCAAAATGGCATCGAGAGGGTGTCAAAGAAATGCGCGACCGCGCCCGCGCCACGCTGGCCGAAATTGAGGGAGAGAAGGGATGAGCGACAACATCATCAACCTAGACGACCACCGACCGCACCAGACCAGCTATGTCGCCTGCTTTGAGTGCGGCAAGGATTGGGTGGCAGTGGCACCAGTGGACACCGTCCACTTCCAATGCCCGGACTGCCTCAAACTTTCTGCCGTGGTCGTTGATCCTCACAACGCAGACTTCATCAACGCCTTCATGCGCCCAGCTAAGCGCAAGGCGGACAGGCAGAAGCGAACGATGGTGGTGCTGAACGCCGCCCGCATGATTGACGAGGGTTTGATATGAGAGCCAACGATGCCCCGTGAAGTCAGCAACAGCCCCGGCGCGAGAGCGTTGAGGTTGGCGGGCTACGTCAAGCTGCCTGCGTGGTGGGTCACGCAGGAGCAGTTAGAGTTGATAGAGTATATGGCGAAACAGAACAAAGACGACATAGACGCAATAAAGGAGAGAGCGAATGCGCCTTGGATCGAAAAGGATTACTAGAGATATGCTGGAAGCAGCACTGGCCAAGCAGTGGGACCCGACCACCACGGCGCAGCATTACGGGATGCATCGCAGCACAATCGACGCCGCCTGTGAGCGTTTTGGCATTGTGCTGCCGATGCACCAGTTCTCGCCGCAGCGGGTCAGCCCGAAGAGCCGGGTTTGGGTTGATATCATCGACGGCGAGACAAAGCCCAAGGTCAAGCTGTCGGCCAGCCCTGCCGCGATCCAACGCGCCATTGAAGACATGGAACGCGAAAAGCGGTTGCGGGCGCAGGGGTGATTTGATACGAAAATCTGCGAGGGGCGCAGCACAGGCTTTGTGTTGGTCAAGATCAGACTGCGCTACGGCTCATCTTCACCGGCGCCCCTCGCGATTAATCCAAAAACCTGTCGATAGGGTCCAGCGCACGCAACACCAGCCCGTCCTGCTTGTGAAAGGTGATCGACTGCAAAGCACGCCTCGCGCCATAGCCCATGCCGGCAGCGTAGGCATCAGGCGGGCAGAAGGCGCGCAGGCTTTCGAACCGCAGCGGCCCGAGGTCTTTGGCCTGATCGTGATGAACGTGGCCTGTCAGGTAGTGGCGGTGGCGTGTCTGCGACCAGAAGGTGCAGACATCTGACAGATACAGCGCCATCTGCTGCGGCTTACCTTTGTCGCCGTGGTGGGCAAAGATCGCGCACTTGCCCCACTGCATCATGAACAGATCGCGTGGCTCTTTCTCG